ACGTGGCCTTGCGCTGCGCGCCGAGTTCGGGCGCGGCGGGACGGTCGTAGGTGTCGCGCGCGCGCGTGACCTCGGCAACCGGCGCACCCTGTCGCTCGACACGGTGCGCCGCATGGCGTCGTTCCTGTCGCGTCATGCCGTCGACCTCGAGGCGCCCGCGGCGAAGCCGGGACACCCCGACTACCCGAGCCCAGGCCGGATCGCGTGGCTGCTATGGGGCGGCGATGCCGGGCGCGCGTGGGCCACGAAGATTCTCAAGCAAGAAGCCCGGCTCGAACAAGCCGACACGAAGGGGTACTGATGAGCGAAGAAGGAACGACGGAAACCACGGACCAGGGCGCCGCGTCCGCGCGCATCCGGCAGCTCGTAGCGCGCGTCAAGGAGCTCGAGGGCCGCGTGGTCGAGCTCGAGCCCGTGGCGGCGGCGGCCGAGAAGTGGCGCGCCCAGGTTGACGAGGTCAAGGCCGCGAGCAAGGCCGAGCGCGAGACGCTCCGAGTCGAGCGCGAGATCGCCGCGGCCGGCATCACCGACGCCGAGGGGATCGAGTACGTCCAACACGCCTACGGCAAGCTCGCGGCCGAGGGCAGGCCTCCCTTGTCCGAGTGGCTCGCGGCCCCTGACGGGCTCCCCAAGGCCGTCCGCGCGTACCTCCCGGCCGCTACCCCTGCCGCGCCCGCGACGACGACCACGGGCACGCCAGCGGCGCCGGTAGTGCCCTCGCCGCGCCCGTCGACGGGGACGGTCCCGCAAGCGCCGAGCGAGCCGAGCTCCTGGACTGCCGAGAGCATCGCGCGCCTGTCGCCCACCGAGTTCAAAGCGAACCGCGAAGCCATCTTCGCGGCGCTCCGCACGGGTTGACAGATTGTCGCGACGCGCGTAGTCTGGACGTGCGAGGTCATCACCTCGCACGCGCTCGGGGCAAGCTCCCGTAAAAAGTGACAGGCGCGGGTACACCCTCCCATTTTGCAGGAGGCCCCCGTGGCCAACGAAGTCTATTTCTCCGGTCTGTCCGGAAACGCCCGCCTTGCCGCGATCCTCAACCAGTTCGTGGTCACCAAGTTGACCGACACCGCCTCGCTCGTCAATCACCCGAGCATCACCCAGCTTCGCAGCATGAACGGCTCCGGGTCCACCGTGGTCCAGGTGCCGGTCGTGAGCTGGGGCGCGAACGCCATGGCGTCCGTCGCCGAGAACTCCACGGTGAGCAACACCGCGCTCACCACGTCCAACGCCAACATCACCATCGCGCGCCAGGCGCTTCGTCGTCAGATCTCCGATCTCGCGATGCTCACCGCGACCGGCATCCCGCTCGACGTGACCCTCGACAACATCGCGGCCGACATGGTCCTCGCGTACAACAAGCGGGTCACCACGATGATCGCGGCGCTGTCCTCCGGCTTCTCGGCGTCGGTGGGTACCACGACCGTCGACCTGACCGTCGCGGTGTTCTACTCTGCCATCTTTCGCCTCCAGCTTCAGAGCGCGGACGGCATGTTCACGGCAATCTTGCACCCGCAGCAGATCAACGATTTGATCTCCTCGCTTCGCTCCGAGACGGGCCCCGGTCAGTACCTCGCGACGAGCCAGGACCAGGTCCAGGCCAAGGGCCCCGGCTTCCGCGGGAACCTCTTCGGCGTCGACATCTTCGCGTCGGCGAACGTCCCCACCGCCAACGCCGGTGACGACTACCTCGGCATGATGATCGCCCCCGGCGCTATCGGTGTCGCCACCGCTACCGCCGCTCCGATGGTTGGCGCCCCCACCCTGCCCTCGCAGTCGCCCATCGTGGTCGAGCTTGAGCGTGACGCGTCTTCGGGTTCTACCATCGTGGTCGGATCCGCCTTCGTTGGCGTTGCCGAGCTGGACGACCTCCGCGGCGTCGGCATCCTGTCCGACCTCTAAGAGCACGCGCCCGCGCTCGTAGGGTTATCCTATGAGCGCGGGCGCTTTGGCGTCTGAAGGAGAATCTATGTCGGCGACGTTTGGGACTATTGGCGGCGGTCAGTTCGAGGGGCGCGCGGCGGCGCGTCCGCAGGTCATGCGCGAGTTGGTACGGCTCGATCCGTCGACCTCGTTCTGGTTCATGCACCATCCGGCTCGCTGGATGCTCGTCAAGGGCGAGTGGCTCCCGTGGCTGTCGAAGCTCGCAGCGGACCCCGGCGTCTGCAACGTCGATCAGAGTGGCGACACCGCCGCGGCCGAGGTAGCCAAGCGCCGCCGCGGCTGGACCATCATCCCCTGGGAAGCTGAGCCGGGCGGCTACGTCGTCGCCTACGACGGTGTCGCGGGCGCCGTCCACTTGTCCAAGTGGGAGACGCCTAAGATGGTGGCCGGGCTGACTCGCATCCAGACCGACTCCGACGGCTACTGGGCTTTCTGCAAGCGTCTCGTAGCCGACGGGTACATCGACCTCCCCGATCCGGACTTCATTACAGTTCAGATTGAGCAACAGGAGAAGCACGTCAACGAGTGGCGCGAGAAGGCGCCGAGCTCGCCGTACCACCGCGAGGCCCTCCCCAACGAGGAAGCAACCCTCGACAGAATGCGCGCCGCGATGGAGCGCCTCTACGCGCCCGCCGTCACCGACGACGAGGCGCCCGTCGCGCCCGCCCCCAAGCCCCGCCGGGGGCGCGCGTGAGCGAGCGCGCCGGCTATCGCGAGGCGATGGAGCGGATGACCAAGCAGCTCCGCGAGTCGGGGATGCCTGCCGACAAGGCGCGAAAGACAGCGCAGGACACCGCGCGCCGCGCGGACGAAAGCCAACGCGATAAGGGCAAGTAGGGGACGCCGAAATGTCGCTCGCCGAAACCGTCTATACCGCCCGGTTCCGTTCGACGGAGACGCTCGAACGCGGGCGTACTCAGACGATCACCTGCCCCACCTCGAGGGCGGGCGCGACGGCGACACCGACGAGCGGCACGGTCACGATCTACCGGCCCGATCAGACCGTGCTCGTCACGGGCGCGGTGACGGTCGCGAGCATCGCCACGTTCTCGCTCACGGGCGCGACGACGACGGCCGAGGCGCTCGGCGAGGGGTTCCTTATCGAGTGGGTACTCGTCATGCCCGACGCAGTGACCCACACCTTTCGACAGGACGCCGCCGTCTGTCGACGCACGCTCTACGGAGTCGTCTCGCAAGACGACCTCACCCAGCGGCACAGCGACCTCCCGGCGCTACTGGGCGCCTCGGCGTCGTATCAACCGTACATTGACGAGGCCTTCTTCACGATCTGCAACCGGCTGATCGGCGCGGGCCGGCGGCCGTACCTCGTCATCCAGCCGAGCGCGCTCCGCGAGTGTCATCTGATGCTTGCGCTCCACCTGGTCTTCATCGACTACTCGACCTCGGCCGGCGACGGCGGGCGGTGGCAAGCGCTCGCAGCTCACTACCTCATGGGGTACGAGCAAGCCTACGGGCAGCTCAGGTTCAGCTACGACGAGGCCGACGACAACCGGATCGATCCGACGAAGAAGAAGTCGGCGAGCTCGCAGATTTGGACGAACGGCCGCGGCCTCTCGCACGCGTCCTGGACTCGCTATGGCGACTAAGACCGTGAGGCAGCTCCGCGAGGACGTCACCACGCGAGTGCTCACGCTGACGGGCTGGCGCGAGTCGCGCGTGCTCCCGGAGACGTTCGGCCGCGATGCCGACAGCATCGCGCACAAGGCGTTCGTGGTTCACCCGGTGACGACGAAAGACCTCCGGCTCTACCGGGGCAAGCCCGCCGAGGGCACCCTTGTCGAGACGGACCTCGAGGTGCGCTTCTCGTGGCGCATGGTGCCTAAGGACATGAGCACGTCCTACGACGAAAGCCTCGACGGCGCGCAGGCGGTCGTCAACCTCCTCATGGTCTACGACGCCACCTGGCCGAGCTCCTACAAGGTGCAAGTCCTCGAGACGTCGCAAGCCGCCACCGATACCGGCGAGTGGGTTATCGGCGTCGTAGCCTTCCGCATCGTCCACAATCTCCCGCTCCAATAGGTGAACCATGGCTCAGTCGACCGTAATCAAGAACTTTCGCGATGGTACCCTGGTTTTCACCGACAATACCGGCGGCACCCCGCTGTCGTTGCCGATTGCCTACGAGGCGGGTGACTTCTCCATCGACAACCTGAACGAAGGCCTTGTCGAGACGACTGCCTACCTGGACCGCGGCGAGTTCGCGACGCTCCGCAAGACCAACCGCGTCTTCCCGTCGTTCAGCTTCACGGCCCATTTCACGGATTTGTCGGACGCGACTGACAAATTGCTCTACGACCTCGCCCGCAAGACCGGCGCCTTCGCGGCGGCCGTGTCGACGCTCGGCGCGAACGCCGACGCCATGACGTACAAGCTCACCTGGACGTGCGAGGGCACGAATTTTGGCGACACCGCCGACCACATCCTCGTGCTCAACGACGCCCGCGTCACCGTGTCGCTGTCCGAGGGCGATCCCAACTCCTTCTCTGTGTCGGGCATCGTCTACGGCGCGATCACGGCGACCTGATGGAGTCGCGCGTCGTCAAGCTCGGGGCGCACTCCGTGCCGCTCCGCACCCCGCCCTCGTTCGCGTTGGCGCGCGTCGTGTCGGTGGCGTTGTCGCAGTCCCCTCTACTCGGCCTCGGCGCGGCCCTCGGCGCGTGCTGGGGCGGCAAGCCGCTCAAGGCCTCGCTCAAGGCACACCAGCACGACGCGTGCGCCTACGGGGCCGCCGTGGTTGACGAGCTCCACGCGCTCGGCTTCCCCGAGGATGAGATCTGGACTGCGGCGGGCGTGGCTGTCGAGCTGCTCACGACCTCGACTCCGACGGAGGCGGGCGTAGCAGCCGCCGCGGATTTTACCGCGCCCCCAGTGGCGGGCTCGACGCCGTAGCGATGGAAGTCGGGCTCACCTACTGCGGGGAGCCTGACGCGTTCTACGGGTGGCCCGTGGACGTTCAAGAGCGCGTGCTCGGGTGGTGGCGTGCGAAGCACACTCCCCCGCCCGCGACGAAGCGGGGCAAGACGGCCGCCGCGGGGGACGCCGCGGCGTTGTCGTTCTGGGGGCTCGGGTGAGGCCGGCCGGCACGCGTCGATTCGCTTCGGACACCGTCACGGTGACGATTGACCGGGCGCTTGACGACGCCATCCTCGCGCTCGTTCGCGAGGTAGCCGGGGGCGTGGTCGATGTCCTCGAGGACATCGCCACGAAGACGGTCGGCGACACCAAGTCCAAGTGGTACACGATGGTCCGCAAGAAGACGGGGAAGTCGGGCGCCGGCAACAAGTACCGGATGGAGGTCCGCGGGGACACCATCCGGGCCATCGTGTACAACGACGCGGTGAAACTCGCTAAACGCAATCTGAACGTCGACGCGCAAGGGCGGCTACTGCCCGGCAAGGAAACGAAGCACGAGCGCATCACCGCGACGACCGAAAGCTACGCCTACTTCGTCCATGCTCCGCTTCCGCTCTCGACAATCGCGAAGGCGACACCGATTGACGAGTACAAGAAGTTGATGAGCCTGTGGCGCAAGGAGCGCCGCCTCCCACCGGGCTACATCGCGCGCGACTACGTCGACAAGAAGGGTCGCGCCCGCCCCGTCGGCATCGCGCGCATCGTTCGGAACCCACTTGCGTCCGACGGAAAGACGCTGTGGAGCACGCTCGCCGTCAAGGGCTCTAAGGCCGTGATAAAGTCGGAACTGATCGAGCTCGACCGCGCGCTCCAGGCGGCCGGTAAAAACTTCGGGAGGCGCTGATGGCAACGGCTGAACTGACCATCTCGGCCAACATCGAAGGCCTTCGTCGCGAGCTCGAGAAGATCGGACCCATCACGGCCGACCAAGCGACCGCGATGACCAATCAACTCAACAAGTCGATCAAGGCTGCGGAGAAGGCGTCGTTGGCCGCGGCTAAGGCGTCCAAGGCCGCTGCCGACGGCGCAAGGGCCTCGGGGCGCGCCGCGTCCGAGGCGCTCGACGTGGCGTCCGCGTCGGCTACCCGCTTCGGCGACAAGGCCGGCGCGGTTGGAAGCAACGCCGGCAAGCTCGCCGGCATCCTTGACATGCTCGTACCCGGCCTGGGTGGCGTGGCGCGTGGCGTGGCCGATGTCGCCGATACTGCCGAGGTCGCCTCTGTCGCGACCAAGGGCCTCGGCGTGTCGATGTCCTCGACGCTCGCCGTCCTTGGGCCGGTGGCTGTCGCCGTCGCCGCGCTCGGCGCGACGTATGTGTATCTGTCTTCGGTTCTTGACGAGGCCGAGGTCAAGAACAAGGCGGCCACGGACGGCGCGATTGCTCAAGCCGAGGCGACCAAGAAGGTTCGCGACCGTAAGCAAGAGGTGGCCGACCTCTTTGCGGTTTCCGGAGACGCGGCAACGGCCGAGGGCATCGCGATCCGCAAGGCTAACGAGGCTACAGACGCATCGTTCAAAGACGCGCTGGAGCTTGCGGAGAAAAGCGTAAAGCAGCAGCAGGACGCTAAGGCTAAGGCCGGTCAGGCGTTGAACTCTCCCGAGCTGCAAGCTGCCCAGGAGAGAGTAGTCAAACTCAAAGAAGAGATTGAGCTTACAAAGACCAAGGAAGAGCTTGTAATCACGGGGCAGTTTGCCGCACAGAAGGCGGCTAAAGAGTCGGTCGACGCGCAGCTCGCCGCGGCCAAAGCTGCAACCGCTCGCGCCGCGGCAGAAGCCGCTATCGTCGCAGAAGAAGCGGCCCGCGCCGAGGTCGAGCGCGGCATCCTCGATCAGACGCAGACCTATCGCTCGGTCGTCGAGTCCCTTGGGGAGACGACGCGCGCAACGACTGACTCTCAGCTTGCGGGCGCCGCCTCGATTGAGGCGTCCCTTGCACGTCAGATCGAGAAGCTCAGCGTCCTCGCCGCGACGAGGATCGAGGAAGGCAAGCTCAGCACAGAACAGATCCTCGCAGTCGAGGCCGAGTTCAACACCGCCAAGACGGCCCTTGAGGCGAAAGCGGCGGCCGAGATTGACGCCATCCACGCGGGCTCAAGTGAGAAGCGCACCAAGGAACGCGAGGCCGAGCTTGCCGCTGAGGCCGCGTTTGCCGCACAGCGAGCGCAAGCGACGGCGTCGGCTACGTCGGACCTCCTGGGGACCACGTCGAGCGCGTTCGCCGCGGCGGCCGAGGAGCAGGGCAAGACGAACAAGGACGCCGCGATGGCCATGTTCGCGGCAAGCAAGGCCGCGGCCGTCGCTCAAGCTGTCGTGAACACGGCCCTTGCCATTAGCAGCGCCAACACTCTGCCGCCCCCGGCCAACTTCATCGCCATGGCCGCGGCCGGCATCTCGGGCGCCGTGGCGCTCGGGGCTATCGCCTCGTCCCCGCCGCCGTCGTTCAATGACACGCCAGGCGTTCAGATGATGGGGCAGCGCGGCAACGTGTCGCTTGCCTCGGGCGACTACTTCGCCGCGGCCCGCTCGCCGACGGAGCTCCAGCGCCAGGTCGGCGCGTCTGCCGGTGGCGGCGGCGTCTCCATCTTGCAGGTGCGCCTCGGGCACAAGGTCCTCGATCAGTCGGTGGCTCGCACCATCCAGGAGGGCGGGCGCCTGTCGCGTGAGATCTCGGGCCGAGTCAAGACCGGCACCACTGGACACCGGAGCCGCGCGTGATCCTCTACCCGTCGCAGCTCACCGGGCGCCGCGTCTACTGGCTCCTCACTGTCGAGGTGGGCGGCGTCCTCA